CTATCAAGAAAGGAACAACCTCTCCCTCTTCTTTTCCTATAAGAACATTATCAACTTGAGATACATCTGCAACAAAATTTGGGTCGCTTTGTATCTCTAATATTTGAGCCTGTTTTAACTCCGCTTCAACCTGCTTTGCCTGTTTCTCTTGTTGTTTTCTTAATTCAAGGTCAGGTGCATCTCTTTCAATTTGTTCTTGTGTGAATTCATAGTCTGCAATTTCTTGATTGAACGCACGGTCCATCACTTCCTGCTCGGGGTACATCCCTATAGTTCTTCTTGGATTTATGTATCCTTCATCTTGAGTATTTTGAGGTATACCGGCAGCCGTTGGGTCATAGTTAAATGTGGAAGGGTCGAACTCAGGAATGTCTGACAAGTCCGAAGAACCATCTTCCAAAGAACCATCCATACCGTCTTGTTCCGGTTGGTCTTTTTTTTTTACCTGTGCTACTCCAAAATATGCTCCAAAAAACTCAGCTTCATTTAAGTCAGTCATACCCTCACCTTTAACAAAGTTAAATACATCCTTAGCTTTATAAGGGTCATTGCTATATGCGGCATTAAACTCTTCAAGTGACAAATCAGTTGCCCCTTGTCCTTTTATATATGCATATAATTCTTGCAGCTTCTCGTTCATCTTATTATCCGTTTAATTTTATTTTCCCTTGTTTCTTACTTGTTCTTGGAGCAGACTTTACTGTTCCTCTCTTACCTTGAACTTTAATTGCTTTATCCTCAACAGATGTATTATTCATAGACAATTCATAAATACTGTCATAGAATGTTTGTAGTGCGGCTGCCGTTGGTTTATCGTCAAATAGGATTGAACTAACAACATTGCCATCTTTATCTTTAATTTCTATAAAGTCAGCATTGTCTGAGGATGTAACCGCAGTAAAGTTACCTGATATACCCGGTATTTTTGCCATCCATTGTTGAACTTTTGGTAAAGAAGCATCTTCATCATCCTCAATAATCATTTTCGAAGGTGGCTTGATGTTTCTAATTTCTCTCTTGAACACTACATCAATTGCTTCTTGCTGAGGTGCAGCCTCTCCTGCACTAAACCCTACAGATGTTGAATTAAACTGTCTCGTACCATCGAACTTAGATTTTTTAAGGGTAGCATCTACATCTTTTATTTTACTCTTGTCTCCTAATATTTTGTTTACGTTACCTTTTATGAATGATGCTTGGTCTACTTGTGCTCCTGCATCATCTGTAAAGTTAAGCGTTTCAGTTCTGCCATCTGAAAATTCAACAACAACTGATGCTCCATCTCTGTCAAAAGAAACAATGTCATTATTTATACTTCTCAAGAAATCTTCTGCCTCTTTAACTTCTGTATCATTACCATACCAAAGTTTAGCAAAGTTACCTACTACAGATTGTTGTTCTGCAGCTAACTTTCTATTTGCATCTTCAGTTGTTGTTGCAGGTCTTGATTGTTCTTTCATTTTTTGAGTAGACACCTCATCAATAGTGCTTATCTGCATCTCAGCTTGTGCTGCTAAACTTCTTGCAGCAACTGCGTTTTGTTCGTCAGTCATCTCTGTAACTGTACGACCATTCTCATTTTTCAATAAGATTATATTTTGTTTTCTTTTACCGTTAGCATCTAATGTATCTGCCTCGTCAAAAGTAGTGGAATATATCTGTCCATCAGGTGTAGATTTATTAAAGTCCATCAATATAGATGCCCCATTAAAAGACTTACCCTGCAGTTGGCTTTCTGCCCAAGTCTTTCTTGACTCATCCCATAGACTTAATGCCTTTAAATCACTTGGCTTAACACCCATCTCTAACGCAGTAGCTTCTAATTGTTCATCAGTCATATCATTGAAGCCACCATCTCTGTTTCTAATATCAGATATCTTTCTGAGTTGACCTGAACTTAGCGAGGTCCCCATACTTATAACGGTTTGAACTACATCAGTTCCTAATGTAGATGTCCAATCTTTCGCTGCTGAAATGACATCATACTTTGTGATTTTAGTTTTAATTCTGTTCTTTAGGTTTTGAACTGACACCAAGTTATTTCTGTTTGGGTCAAGTATCTTAGGACCGGAAGGGTCGTCAGGATTTTCTATGAGTTTACCCATAGAAACTAATCCCGTTTCAGGATTAATAACTAACTCTGAATCATTAAAGTTAGAGAACCCTTCAACATTTGCCATAATCTCTAAGTCAATATTTGATAGTTGGTCTCCATAAGCCACATCATCACCAAGCAGTGCCATTTTAGCTGAGTACTCGTCATTGTAATCTTGAAGCAAACTAAAACCTTGGTCTGTTCCATCGGTAATGTTTGCTCTCATCATTGTATATTGTCTTGGACTAAGCTGACCTGACTTTAATAAAGTTTCTTGCATTAACATTTGTTTCTGCAATTTTTCAGAAAATCCTATAGCATATTTATTTAACTCGCTATTTTCTCCTTGTGGAACATTGTTAAGTACACGCTGATATTCACGAGAAGCCTCGTCAATAGCGGCTTTCTTTTCCTCTCGTACACGGACTTCTTCATTAAGCATATTGTTAACATTGCTGCCAACTTCTGCCCAATTAATGTTATTGTCATTATTCCTTTCAACGTACTTATATGCTGTAGCCATTCTTTATTTTTTATTGTGTTCCTGCCGGATTTCCAAGGTAAGTAGCAAAAGGGTTTTGATACGCTTGAACGTATTGGTCATTTTGAAAAAGCATATTGCTCTGACCGGGTGTAAGGCTCCTTTTATATTGCCTAAAGTCTCTATTAGTCATATTTGCAATTGCATTAGGGTCGGTAAAGGTTGCTCCGTTTCCTGCTGCTTTAAAAGCTGCTGCATCTACATTATCAATTCCTCCAACTGCTGCCCTTTGGTTAGCCGTGTTCTGACCATATAAAGGAACAAACGCTGCTGCTTGTTGTGCAGAATTCATTATCCCTTGTATTCCTTGTTGTTTAGCTTGTTGTGCCGCTTCTTGTGCGTTCGCTGCCTTTAATTGATTTCCTGCAACCTCTTCTAAGTCTAAAGAAACATCTAAGTCTCTAAGCCTTGAATCCTCTTCTATAATTGCATTTTCAATGTTAGTCATTTCGTCTGCCATAGCACCTCTTACATTTGCTTGACCTGCTTGTTGTGCAGCATAGACTCTACCTGCAGTTGTAGCTGAACCTCTTTCACTCGCCATACCTGACTCGGTTGCCATAGCACCCTGAACCAATAAAGCTTCTCTTTCGTTATCGTAAGCTTCTTTTTTAATAGACATTTGTTCGGCAAAGTTTACATCAAGTTTCCCTCGTGCTTCTGCCATTGCTTTATCAGCATCAAGTTCTGCTTGTTCTTGTGCTTTTCTTTGTTTACTTGCTTGTGAAAATGAAGCTACAGTACTCCCTACGGATACCGCTAACCCCACTGCCGCTATTGCCGTTGCTGCTGCCATATTATAAATTTTTTATCATTTCATAAGTGTTAGAATCTCCCTTAACATAACCTAAGGACTCAAAAGTATTCATCAAAGATTTGTGTTTCAGTAATGAATAACAATACTTTGCTCCTTGATTTTTACTTATATTGGTTAGTGTTTCTACTAATAGACCCATCGCTTGTTTCCTGTGAGGTTTCTTTCTATATTCTTTGTTTGATACCAAAAACTCAATTAGTGCAACGTTTGAATTTGTGAGGTATATAAAACCTGCACATACCGGAGTTTCACCATCATAAATCATCATACCACCTTTGCCATCATCAGGTAAGAAGTCTTTTGGAGGAGGTGTCCAACCCCAATCTTCCCACCACTTTACAAGGGTGTCATCGTAATCATTAGATTTGAGTATTTTAATATCGAATATCATTGACAACAAAGATAAGAAATTTAAGGGAATGATTTCATCACTTCGCTTTCTACTGAAAACAATTCTACTTTCTCAGTATTGTTATTAGTAAGTGTGAACACACCATAGTGTCCAAGAATACCGTGAGACTCAACTACTGAGTTTTTTATATATAACATATATTCTGTAGTTGTTGGTGCCGGAGCACCAATTGTATTGTCTACCACTATCTCGTTTATACCTGCAGGGAAGTCTTGGTTTACCTGAATAACTCTTCCCAATAATGTTGGATTAGGGTTGCCAAAATAAAGCATATCTCCATCGTTGTTAAGAGTTGTTCCTACAGATATTATATTACCTATTGGCATTGTAACAGGAAAAGAAACTGTTGTTGTTGTACCTGTAACCACAATGTTAGCACTCGTCCCTATCCCATTTAAAGAACGTAGAGCGTACTCGCTCAGTTGAGCAGGAGTAGTTCCATCGTTTCTTACAAAAGCAAAATAAGAACCTTCTTTTTTAGCGTACCAAGGTGCTAATATAAACCCATCATCTTGTTGGTCGCTAATAAGTATAGTTCCCCAACTATCATCTCCCTCTAAGTTAATTGTTTTAAATAGTTTGTTCTCTAAAGGAACGTCATTAAATACCGACTGCATCACACTACTATAGTTTACACCATAATATTGGTTTCTAATAGTGTTTGTGTTGTGACGATAAAGGTTACCCCCTTTAAATGTATAGAAGTAGTTGTTCATACCAATCATCCAATCTGCAAAATAAGAATAGAAAGATGGGAACCCTTTTATACCATTGTCATACGTTACCGTATAGTTTTTGTTTTTATCTACTTGATTACTCATATTTTATATTTTATGGACAGTGCACTGTGTCATCACAATCTCTTGCAATAAACCCTTCTTGTTGTGCGTTTGTTGCTACTCCTGTAGCGATACTTGTAATCGTACCGCAATATGTTGTTGACGGAATTTCTTGTTGTACCAAGTCTATTCTTTTGTATTTAATAACTTCTCCGACAGTGTTTGTTCCAAATCTATCATTGAATGACCATAATCCACCACCTTTACAATCATCTACCGTAATAACATCACAAGCATCATTTGTTCTTGCTACAACAATTCCAAATGTTACTTCATAAATATAACCTGTAGGATGTAAATACCAACCATCTGCAACAGATGCGGAACCATCTGCATCTGCGAAAATATAATCGTGAATATTTACATTCCCTTGAGTAGACGAATTGTTTACAGGGACGTGATAAACATATTGGTCAAGAACTGCCGAACAAATAGTATCACGATTCCCATTACCTGCGAGTAAGCGTGGTATCTTAACGGGACACTGAACGTCAATACTCCAAGCAGTACCACCACAAGGACCAATAGCATCAATAGATATTGTTGTGGGTGACACATTAGGTTTTGGCACAACCATAACGCAATTCCCCGGAGCACCACCTGATGTTAACTGATTTTGATTAGCATTAATAACTACAGTTTCTTGAAGACCTGAGTTAACAAACCCACTTCCTGAATAAGTAAAAACAGTTAGGTTGGGATAGGTACCCTCTATAGAACCTGCTTGACAATTTCCTTGAGACCCTGTTGAACCAATGTAGGTTGCCACTGTTGTAACAGGAGTACCTGCATTGTTTGCCTGTAAGTATCCAAAGTTCGGAGAACTTAACTTGTTGTATGTAGTTCCGTTGTATGTAGCTATAATTCCATCGGGTACCGATTGAGGGTCGAACTTTATGATTATCGCACCTGTATCTGTTGCCGTTCCACCCAAGTCAATATCTAATCTGTACACTCCTGTACCGCCTGATGCGGATATAGATGTACCACAAGGAGTAGCACAACTTGGACATACTTGAGGAGGTAACAATTGACAAGTGCTTCCTGCAAACACCTGCTCTCTTGATATGCTACCGTCAGAATAAAACGCAGCAGGAGCACAGTTAGTTAGTGCAGCATCTGTGTATACTGCAGTTGAGTTCTGTAGTGTTGTTCCGTCTATATAAAAATTTGCCATATTATTTTATTTTATTAAGTAGGAGTTTCTTCACACCCACAACAAGAGTCAAGTAAACTATCACTTGAGCACAAGTCTATTAAAGTAGGTTTCCTTAAGTCCCACACTAAGTATAAGTAATCACCTGCATTGCCTGAAGGCATTGTAAAAGTAGCCTCGTAAACATTTGGTTGACCCGTTGTGTCAGTTGTTAAAACATTACACTGAGGTATTAAAGAATTTATTGACTGAGGAGTGTTTGCAAAATTATCTGCACTTCTTAACCATCTAAATTTATTAGTAGGATTGTCCCAAATTGCTGAATCGTTTTGGAATTTATTCCAAACCATTCTTACTGTTGAACTTGTTGTTGGTATAGAGCCTTGACCTTGCAGACCTGTTACCGTATTGTAATAACTAACCACCGGGTTCCCCGAGCCTGAATCAAAGTTTACAAGAGTAGATGTTAAAGGAGAAATAAATGTCCCATCAACATATCTATATTGTGTGTGTATATTCAAACCTGCTTCGTTAGCCGATGTAGCTACTACTTCAATTACTGTTATCTCTGTAGCCTCAGGACAAGGAACGGTTAAGTTTAAAGTAACCGATTGAGTTGAAGTAATAATTACTGTTACTTCAGTTACACCAACGAGTGATTTTTGTATAGTTAAAGAACCACTTGCGGACTGACCCGTGGCAGAAGTTGTTATGCCATTATATATTACATCAACATCAAAAGTACCACTAACACTTGTAACATTCCAAGCTACAACTACGGGACCTAAAACATCTCCCATTTCAAAACAAGCATCAAAAGTGTTGTTAGGACTTAACGTCATTTGCTGAGAAATCCCACACGCAAGACATTGTTTGTCAATTGGTATTAAATCTTGATTAGATGTAATTACATACTCATTCATATAGGGGTCAAATCCACCTAACTTTTGAGTTTCAAACTGAGTGTTAAATAAGTCTCTAAACCAAGTTCTCATCCCATAACCTGAAATGGTTTCAAGGCTATCGTTTGCGTAACTTGTTCCGCTTAGTTTTAGAACCGCACCTCTTTTAGCATCTGAAAAGTATTTGTCTGCACCATACTGTGCAAAGCTTTCAGGGTTATGGCTAATTCCAAATTCTTCAATTCTTGCTACCTGTGTTCCAAGCACTTCGGGAACTGACTGAAGTAAGTTACCTGCACCTGCATCGTTAAGTATGTTTTTACCTGACAATACATAAGATATCTTATCCTCTTGCAGAGTCAATACATCTGTCTCTCTTGCAAAAAGTTTTTGTATTGGACCGAAAGACTCTTCTAAAGGTTTAAAGTTAAGTAGACCTCCATTAAATTCGTTTAGTCTATTGACATTAGATTCATCGTTATAAATACCACTGTATGTTATATCTGAAAATCTATTTACCTCTGAATAATCTAAAGCTTGTGTAGATGTAACTCTATTCCCAAGATTAAAATCTTTCCCTATCGCACTATCTCTTACCTTATAACTTTCAACTCCGTTTCCAAAAGCATAACAATTAAAAAGACCTGTATCACATATTGCAGGTTGACCTGAAGAAAATACTTGACTCTGTATGTTTCCGAGGTGTGTTCCTGTTGGTATTGAAACTGAACTAAGAGTTACGTTTGCCGGATTCGTTGGAGGTGTAGATGCACTAATTGATGCAGTACCACACTTCCCTGCAAAGTTTACCGTTGTAGGTCCGTTTATATTGTTTTGAACTAATATTTGTTGAGGTAAATTGTTAGTGTCTGTATAATCAAACACAACATCATTACCATCATTATTGACAACAGTAAAGTTACATACGTCATCGCCTTTAACAATTCCAAATGTTTTAGACCCTTCATACCAAATATCAGGTGATGAATCTAAAGGTTCGCTTTCCCAAATTATAGTGCTTTCTGCTCTAAATACTGTAATACAAACTTTTATTCTCGACCTTCTTTTTTTACTTCGACCACAGGCTCTTGTACCTCTGCTCATAAAAATTAACTGATTCGATGTTGGGTTCCTATAAAAACCAAAATAAATTGTACATAAATCTTGAGGCAGTACCGCAGAAGTTAACATACCTTCATATGATGTGTCAAAATCACAACCACTTCCCGGGTTACCAATGCTACTAATACCAAGTGCTAAAACATCATCAATGTTATCGCCTTCAAACCAATCATAAAAATTATCATAGTCCTGTGTAGCAGTTGCAGTTTTGTCTAAATTCCACCTTCTACCTTCACACTTATTACCTGCACCTCTTCTTTCAACTTCTATATTAAATACGATTCTTGAACCTGAAGGTATAGTGTAATCTGTATAAGTAGAACCTGCAATAAGTGGGTCTGCCCCCGTTAGGTTAACGTGATAGTCTACCTGAGGGTAATTACCGGAACCTTTTATTGTGGTTTGGTTACACCCATAATCTATAATTGCATTTTCGCCCTGAACTGTAGAGAATGAATTTGCTTTCATTTTCATATAAGTCCCTGACGGTATAGGTAGATTTTCTGTTGGGTCTGCTTCTGACGGAATATCAATAAAGTTTTTTTGTTTTGCATCTTTATCTAATACCGTTGAAAATACACAACCTGATGTTGCTCCATCTACGTCTGTCTTTACAATTAATCTCTGACCTTCTGTTATTTTAGCAGCATTTTCAGCTTGTAATAAAAAGTATGTGCTACTATCTTCAGGGTCAGTGAAAAATATGTTTGAGTATATTGTTTCGTAAGTTTCTCTATCGGGTTTGATTACAAACTTATAATTTGCCGCCCAAAACGGTGCGACCTGTGAAGTAGGTATATTAGCAATAAGGCTATTTTGTGTATCAGAATCGTTACAAGAAAAATGAGCAGTATTGTATTGACTTACTAAAGCAGGTGTTGACCTATTAAAGTCATCCATATAAACAATGCCAACCTCGTATCCTCTGTTACTGTGTAGGCTTTCTCCTGCACCTAAAGAATTATATCCAAGTTCTATAAGAGTGGTTTTAAAATACTCTGTAACAATATTTGTAGGTGCTATAACATCAGGGGATGCATATTGAACTGCAGGAAACTTGAAGGTAACTGTGTTAGACCCCGGTGTCGTTTCTAATATAATTGCCTGTGTAACGGCAGATATACCACTTTGATATATTAGTTCCGTTCCGTCTAAATCAGGTTTCCATAAACGGTTAAAAGAATCCGTCATTGTACTTCCTTGGTCTCTTGTTGCCATTGGCTGAATATTCCCACCCGGCAATGAAGTACCTAATTGACCCGTTGTTATTGAACTTGTCGCCCACTCATAAACACTGTTGTATTGCTGCTGAACATTAAACGTAAACTGAAGACTCTGAGGTTCATTCGTTTCTACAGGAGCAGTCCCTCCACCAAATGAATCGTGCTCAAAATCTATTAAAACCGTAATTGTTGCTCCTTCTATAAAATCTACTGTACCTAAATCAAAAGAGGCTCCTGCATCTACAATAGTCTGTGCTCCGTCAATACTATAATTAACATTAACACCATTTCCATCTATCTCTGTATCTTCAAAATCCTTGCTCTGTTTTGTAATCGTATAATCAAAACGCACAGGATTCAAGTCGGAAGTCACCAAGTTGTATCCTTCGGTATAATTACCATACATAAGTCTGTTGCCCATTAAGGTTTGTGCCTTAGCGAGTAAAGGTACATTGTCATACAACCTTAATATTTCTGCTTCAGGGAGTATTGTAAATATCTTGCTATTTGTAAAAGTATATGTTACGTCTTGATTGTTAGAATAACCTTGGTCATTTTTATCAAGTTTTTCTATTACTTTTATTACGGGAGAAGTTGCTTCTTTAAAGAGTAAATCAATACCTTTTACTAAAGGACCTCCTGTATTAAAGGTGACTAAAGCCGTATTATATAAGTTAGTCATCCCCTCATTCAAATAACTCTCACCTGAAAATAGAAAATCCTGAGGGTTAAATGCAGGGTCTGTAAATTGAGATATGGCTGAATACTCATCGTCATCATACTTATATCTATATCCAAAACAAATAAACCTTTCTTCTAAAAAGTTTTCCTGAGTTCCTGTTTGAAGTAACTGAACTCCCGGTGCTGATAATGGCGGTTTTTTTATAACCAATATATCATCATAATCAAATAAATCTATACCTGATGCGTTAGGGTCAGCGTAGTTTTTTATTACATTTATTTTTCTTGGAGGATTAATATCATCTGTAAAAAATAATAAATTTTCTATTTTATTTATACCTGTAAATAAATATTGCTCATCAAAGTTTAAGGTGGTATTTACACCGCCTCCATCATCTTTGCTAATAACGTGGTATACAACGATACCATTATTAGAGTTCCAAGAAAGTATTAGGTCTAATTTACCTGTATTACTATCTGTAAACGCAGGGTCGTGAACCATCCAATAGATAGTTTCAAGTGCCCCGTCCTCAAATGCACCAATTGTCTTAGCACTCGAAGATAGAGATACTCCATTAACCTCTATATTTGTTAGCACAAGGTTTCCTTTAGAGTTTTCAATAACTCCAATTTCAGAACCCTCTGTTGAACCCATACGAATATTCAATGCATCAATGTACTCCCCGTTTGGAACGAGTCGTTCATCGACCATTTTATTCATTTTACCCTGAGTAAAGTTTCTTGTTATATTCGCCATATTACTTTAGCCACTTATCTCTACCCCTTAAGTTTTGCAATAGTCTTCCGGGATGAATGTTACTAATTCTGATTCTTGCATTACGCAACAATGCAGCTTTCTTTTTTCGTAGCCTTGCTACAATATACTCTTGAGTATTTAGCTTTGAACTTAGAATTGCAAACTCTATGTAAGCATAAATAAACTCTTCAAACATTTTGTTTACCGTCACTAATGAATCATCTCCATTTTCCATACCGTCTGATACATACTCAAGAATACAAAGTTCTCCCGACATACCCGAACTAAAGTTAATAACCCCTCCTTTTGGGTCTACCTTAAATGTAGGGTTAGCGTTAGCGGTTTCTGTATTTAAACCAAAACGTGCACCAATATTGTATCCAAAAAACCAATCCCCATCAATATTCCAACCTGAACTTCCGTTGTATTGCGAATTTTGATTTAAGTAAATTGACTGAGTTACCCCTGTAATTCTGTCAAAATCAATGTTAGAGTCCTGTGGACTTAAAGCGTTCCCGTCTAAGTCAAAAAGAATTCGACAGTTATTGTCTTGAAGATATGCAGAAGACCAATTGGTCTGAATATTTTCAGTAAGTGGCATAAGTAAGCCATCTCTATATAAAGAAATTCTAACCCAATTCACATAGTCAGAAGGCAATACATATCTTAATTGGTCACAAACACTTAATTCTAATATTTTAATTTCTTTAAATGCATCATAGTTTAATTCTTGAACGGCTCTTTTAGCGTGAAATAAAATCTTAAATCTTTCTTCGTTGTTTACAAGACTGTGGTTTCCTTGATACATCAACATAAAATTATTGACTATATCTTCAAGTGAAACATATTGATATGAACCCCAATTTGCATCTTCAGGTGCTACACCTCCGTTTTCGTAATACTGATACTGTGTTATATAACTCATAATTATTTCTCTTCTTGGTTATTAGCTTGTTCCTCTGCTCCTCCAAACTGTGCAACTGCTATCTCCCTTATTGACATACCTGCGTATTGAAGTATCTTGTTTATTAGATTTACCTCATCGTCATTTGGTAATTCAAAATCTTGATAGTCAGGTTGAGATGCATCAAAAGCAGGTTCACCGTTCGTCAACTGAACAAAAGTCCATTTAGGTACATAAGGAAACCTTATATACTGACAAACAATTTGACCTTTGTTTGAGATAGTAAACGGATAAGTTTGTGCCACCAAGTCCTCTTGTGTGTAAGCCGGGTACGTTAGATTAGGCTTAGTTAACAATGAGTTATTCAACATTGTAATTTTACTATGCGTAATTTTTTCTGCTTCCTTTTTCGTGTCTGCCCTATATATGGTGTAGTTTAATGGGAATGTATTAACAACACTTGGGGTTACAGTAAGTTGTGTCCCTGTTGTGTTTATTGCAGTGATAGTTAAGTTATAAGCTACACCGCCTATCTCTACTCCAACTATATCTCCAACCTGAACACCTTCGGTATTGAAGTTAACCCCACTCGTATCAATGATGGCATTTTGACCACCCACTGTTGCGGTAGTTATACCACTATATAACACTTTGTTATTTACAAGTAGTTTGTTTATTAAATAGTAATCATTATTTGTAGTCAATAACGAAGGCAATAAGTACTCGCTGCCCGAAGATTGTAGCAAAGGTAATGTCACTGAAAATGCATCAATCACTTCCTCTAACCCCTTTGTAATATCAGCGTATCCTGTACCTGATTTACGAGCATTTTCTTTATTTATCTGATAGTTATAAGAATAAAAATAATTTTCAAACAAGTCTAACTGTGCCTGTTTAGCAAATAAGTTAAAGTCTGACGGAGATATATATCCGTAATTATTTTTATTCAGAACCGACATTACTGTTTGTCTAACTGAATTTATCATCTTGTAATTCTTTTTACAAAGATAATGAAAAAAAAAGAGGAGTCAGAAAACTGACCCCTCCTATAAAATACTATAAATCAATTGTTAATCTAATAGACCTTCTAAGTGTTTTAGAACTTCTATTCCTTCATCACTCTGCAGGTACGAAGCCACCATATCAGGTGGGGTCGCTCCAAACGGAACGTTTAACATTTTTGTTTTATTATTAGGTGTACTATACCACACCTCTCTATCACTTTTTCTTGTCTTCAAAATTCCTTGGTCAAAAAATCTTTGGATAGTTCCCATAAATTTCAAATCAGGGTCATTAACTACTTCTAAAAAGTCTTTAGGATTGCTTCTTGCGAACATCAATACATCTCTTTTTAATTCTGCTGAAGACATTTTTGTTGTGTCAGTACCAAAAATAACTCTACAAACGTTTTCAAGCTGCTCAAGCGATAGCTTTTTAGCTTCGACCATAGCATCTGCTTCGACTAAAAGTTCTTCAACTTCTGCTGCAGCATCTTTTGCTTTGTCCATTTCAACAAACTTCTTTCCATTTAACGGATGTAAGTGTAGAAACTCTTGTAAAATTTGATTTTCTTTAACAACGTGAAGAAATCCATCTTCAAAGATAATAGGTTCCATTAATGCATTAGTGTCTTGTTCATCAACGTAAACAGACTTTTGATTTCGTGCGTAACGAAGTTCCCTATTGGTTCCCGTCTCGTCATCAAAATGTAATAATGTAAATCTTTTTGTGTGTTTTGTAGGTAGCATAAAAGATAAGGGTGCTACATCCCTTGTTAATTTGTAACTCTTAGCCACAAACTGTTGCGTTTTTTGTTTTGCCATTATATTTAAAATTTAATTAAAGTTAAAAAAAGGGAGTGTATTCAAAGACACTCCCCTAATATTATCTACTTATTACTCTTGGAATAAGAAGAAGTTGTTTGCACCTAAAGTACATACTGCTCTTTCAGATAAGAAATGAACCTCCATTGCATCTAAGCTTGAAGTTTCTGCTCCACCTGCTGAACCTGTAATCCAAGACTTGTAACGTCTGTCTTCAGTTTCAGAAGCACGGTAACGAACGTGCAAGAATGGTCTCTTAGCATTTTTACCAAGAACTTGGTCATATACTGAAGTCGAACCTGCAGGAACTAAAAGTCCATTGATTCTTCCTGACCCTGCACCTGTTGGTAAACCACCACGCATTGTTGGGTCATTCAAGTATTTCCAATCAGACTTGTAGAAATCGTAACCTCTACGGAATCCTGTGAATCCTAAGTTCAATGCCATTTCTTTTTCGTTGTCAAATAGACCGTAAGAAACACCACCTGCTGCGTTAGAAGACTGTAAAGAAAGCATATCGTCAATGTCGAAAGAGAAATCTCTATCTACAAATACTACGTTTTCTTCGATTGCTCCTTGCTTGTCAAGTCTTGAGATAACTGTATCCCACTCTGCAAGAGTAGTTGGGTTACCACCGCCCCAAACGTTTCCTCTTTGTTCTACAACATAGAAGATACCTTCAGAACCTTTGTTACCAACGTCTTCTGCACCTACCACTGCTTGTGTAGCTACACCACCTGCTGCTGCTGCCGGTACTGCTTCAATCATTGCAGTCTCAAGATAATCGTCAAAACGTAATCTTGTTTCGTGCTCAGACTTCAAATACCATAGGTATCCTGCTGCTCCGTTTTCAGTTGTAATTTCTACCCAACCGATTTGAGCCATATCAGAACCTGATACTGCATACTTATCTTTAATGATAATTGGAGAATTCTCAAAGATGAAGTCATCAGACTCAAGACTTTGTTTCATTCCTTCAGTTCCTTTTTTGAATTCAGAA